TGTCTTCTGAAACCATGTCTGGATTATCCACAACATCAACATCCATATCTTCGGCAAAGGAACTATAGTTCTTTTTGCCTGTCAGTTGAATTGGGCCTCTACCACGATACTTCCAACCATCACCACTATCAGTGTCACCATTATCCATACGATTCGCATAGACTACGTTAGCAATCTTCTCTGGTTGACGATGGTAGGGTTCTGAGTCCCTTGCAGCACGTTTAAAGTACTTACCAAAGATTGCATCAAGTGCCTTTGCACTATAATTTAAGTTCTCAGAGAATACTCTCCAACCACCACTTTCATGTCCACACTGAGCAATGAAAGATGCAATACGTTCTGGTGTATTGATTTCATACTTAGGGAACACCTCATTCATTGCATCAACCCAACCTTCTGGGTCTTTGCAATTAGGGAATAGTTCTTTGAATTGATTTGATGTAATCATTGGGCATCTTTCCATGCCTGATGTTTATAATCTGATAACTTTTGATAAGCATCATCCCATCCAAAGGCTTCTTTCACTACGTTGTCAGAAAGTCCTTTGAATAACTTATGTAAAGATTTGTCTTTAGCAGAGACAAGCACTTCAGCCTCTGAATTATGCAATCCTTCTAACATCTGGATGAACATGTTTTCCTTTTTAAACAAGGGAACATTGTTACTAGCACCCTCAATAAAATGATAAAGTTTCCTTGCTTCCCTACGCAATACTGTATGTTCAGTACCATCAGGCGCTGCATTAGGTGTGTATGGAACATCTCCATCTGGAAACACCCATTTGATAGCAGGGTCGAAAGATGATTTTATAATCATTCGTAATTGTTCACAATCATGTTCTTTGAGAATTGCAATCTTCTCAGCTTTAGTTTTAGCGTTATGCACTTTCTTTAATACCTCAGAAAGTAAAGGTGTATAAGTTCTTGACATAATTAAAAGTCTCCAATGTCGTTCATAAGATTTTTCAATCTTTTCTGTATAAAGTAATTTAGCAGTTTACTCCTGTTACCTTTCGGTGGCATCTGGTAAGCATCCATAATGCGTCCTACAAGTTCTTCTGGAATACACTCTAAATCTATTAGTATTTTGTTTCGTTGATAATTACGCATCATCTCTTCAGTGAAGACATCCTCTGGCTTGGATTCAATCCAATCAGCAATTTTCTTCTTAGACATAGGTTTCTGACGCAATTCATCTACGAATGTATTATCAGGAGATAAGAAGTTTGGTACACCATCACTCCTATCGCCCTTTAATACATGTTCTCGTATATATATAGACGGATCAATACCATTGATAAATTTCTTTAGTACTGGACTATACTGTTTAACGAAATGATGTTTTTGTAACTGGATGAAGTCTTTGTCACCAGACAGAATAAGAACATGTTCAAACTCAGTTGGTGTTACAGCAATGTGTTGTACTATTGCAGCGATACAGTCATCTGCCTCTGCACCTTCAACTTCGACTACCTTGTATGGGAAAGTCTCACGGATTTCATCACGGATTGCGTTTAAGGCTTGGAAGATAGAATTCCAATCAAAGTCTGACTTGGCCCTATCCTTCTTACGATTTGCTTTGTAGTTGGGAAAGTAATCACGCCTCCAATACTTCTTACTATCATAGGTAAGAACAAGTTCACCAAAGGCCTCTCCAAACTTTGTGCGATACCCACGCAAAGAATTCAAAACCATATGGCGTACTAAGTTCTCATCAACTGATTTGGTCTTAGATTGACTTATTTGTACCATCAAGTTACTGATGGTAACTTGGTTCATATCCACTAGAATCATAATTTTCTCACTTTATTTTGTTACCACTATAATAACACATAACAAGTCTATTGTCAATAGATTTATATTTTATACTCAAAGTTCTGACAAGTGTCGTGCTTGGCTAATAGTTTAGCACCATTCCTTGTATGAAACAGTTCTGCCATAGTTGTTAATGGACTTAATGTTACATAACGCACTACGTCTTTGCGGTTATGTTTAATATGATTTGCTGATGCAAATACAATATCTCTACCAGCACCCTTATCGTAACTCCATACAGTATAAAATACTGCTGTTTTTTGTCCGATAATATTCATATCTGTTTCGTTTGCAGGAATTTCATCAGTATATGCTACACAAATAACACTTCGCAATGTTTCAAAACTTTCGTCTTTGTATAGTCCAAATACTTCGCGACCCTGTTCGGTTCGCCACGTTGCTTTAATATGCGGTCGGACAGGATCGTCTTCAATTATATCGTTAACAACATACTCATTTAACTTTAATAACATTATTCTTACCTAATTTCTTGAAAAAGAACATAAACTCGAAGCATCTATTCGTCTTCGAAGTCGTTCATCTCCTCAGTGATTTCTTGAATCATTTCAAGATCAATATCCATATACGACTCACCGCTTTCTTCTTCTACTATTCCTACGAACAACTGTGTAAAATTGTGCAATGGATGAGGCAACCCACCTCCTCTGTATATCATGCTCTTAACCAGTTCAACTAAGAATGCAGCATCTCTTAAAAAGTCTGGACTGTGTATATCAATACCATTCTCTTCCATATTCTGAATCATGTTACCAACAAGAGCTTCTACCAAGTTCTCAGTAAAAATCTCATGTTCATGGTCCATCTCAGAATCTCCATTATCATTTTTTTTAGATTTTGGAAATTGTAATATATTATCCTTCGCCATCATGGGGCCCCTTAGCTATTAACCACACATACGTCAGTGCAGTCCAAACAACAAATAATACTAACCATTCGTAAAAGTTCACAACCCCTCATCACCAGCTCTAAATTTACCTGTCCACTCGTAACCAAGGTCTTGGTAGTACACTCCCATAGTACGTTTAGGACTTCCTTCTGAGTCGTAAGCCATTGCAATACATGCATACTTAATTCTACTCTCTTGAAACTCTCCGTACATACAGTCCACATAGACACCATATTTCAAAAACCTTTGAAGGTTTCTAATGTATGCTTCATGGTTTGCAACCTTACCTTCTGCACCCTTAATCTTATCTCTAAGACTGCGTTTAGCAGAAGACAATAAATTCTTCTGGGATTTAATCCAGATTTGAATATTTTTCATATTCAGTGGATCGTCCTCACCACGCTCAACCACACTTGGGTGAATACTTTTATACTGGGGTGGGTTTTCCAGTAGACGTTTTTCTCTTGCTTTTGCAAGACGTTCCCCTGCTGCCTGTTTCTGTTCGGCAGTCATTGGTTTCCTCTTCTTGCGAGGTTTAATTACATCTTTCTGCATTGTCTTCGGCTGGCGTGCCATAAATCACCTTATTAATAATCACGTTTTTCTTTGGACTTTTCTATGTTCCGTTTAGACCTTCTCGTTGCAGCCTTCCTAGACTCTCTACGTTTAGTGCTTTTGGATTCAAAGTGAGTCCTGCTTCTAAGTTCTTCAAAGAAGTTATCATTTTGCAATTTCTTCTTCATAATGCGTATTGCACCTTCGATGTTTCCATCACGAACTTCTACAGTCAAACCGCCAGTAGGTGGTTTCTTTTCAGTTTTTTTGTTGTACTTGTTAAATCCCATATTTTCCTCAAATTGGCCTGCCCTGTAGGATTCGAACCTACGACCTACAGCTTAGAAGGCTGTTGTTCTATCCAACTGAACTAAGGGCAGAAGTTTTTCAATCGTTAATAACGATTAAACCTAACCCTATGCTTCTTACCATCTAGATAAAAAGTTACATAACTGTGAGAGTAAACTTCACTTGTCTGTACAGTATATGTAGTGTTCTGTTGACACTGTTGCTGTTTATTATAACCAACAATGCCTTGTTTACCTTTGCCTTTCTTGTTGGCAATGTCTGCACCAGCAATCGCTCCAAGTAAGGTCGTTGCATCTTTACCCTTGCCACCACCGACTGCGTTACCTAGTAATCCACCGAAGATTGCGCCAGCAAGAACGTCAGCAGTGGAGGATTCTTTCCCTCCCACAGTACCATATATAGGTACATCGACTGTCTGACAGACGTTTTGGGTGCGTGGCGTCTGTGTTTCAATGGTTTTATAGACATCTTCAGTATTCCCATTGACATTCTGAGCTGACGCTGATGATGCAAGTAGAACTGATGTGATGACAGTTCCTATCAAAATATTTTTCATAATTATCCTTTAATTTCCATTACCAATTCCCCTGTTCCAAAAAGTTCATAACCTTTGTTTTCTGGGGCAACTGTAATTTTAACATGGGTTTCAAGTGCTTCGCACATTTCTTCGGCAGCCTCAACTGCCTCTTCTATAGTTCCATACATAATATATTCAAATTCCTTGGTCATTAAAACCTATAATACCATAATTAGTTTAGTTTGTCAAGTGGTATTAACTCTTTTTCTTTAGTTTCTTTGTTGTATCTAAATTTAATGAAGTTACCTTTCTCCAATGTGTCTAAGGTAAATTCCACGGCATCTTCTAATCCCTTTGTCTTGCCAAAGTGAACTCCTATGTAATAGGACATTGCAAGCAAAGATGTGCAAATAAATGATAATTCAATCGGGGTCATAGGTACTACCTCTCTAAGATAACGTAATTGCCAAAGTATTTATCGAACACCAAAATCAGGTTTTCATAGTCACCAGACTTCATTTCAGTAATGATTGACAACTTATTGAGTCCATGATGCCGAGCTAAACGACTTGCCATACTTAAAAGAGAGTATGCATTACCATCAGGGCCTGTCAAGTCAATGATAGGAGTTCGTTGTTTTTTCTCAATTATCATCGTTACTCCTCGTAGGGTAGATGGGGTTCAAATTCAGACTCAAACTGAGCGGCAATTGTCTTCTTTTCTCTGATTAACGACTTTACGTTTTCTAGAGGAGTAAGGTTCAACTTGGGCATGTTGGCCACATCATATGGCATAAGAAACGTGACAGTCATCATCTCTACTATTTTTTCCAAGACTTCGATGTCCTTCAATAATTCATTCATTAAACACACTCCTCATATTTTACAATACTTTTGATTTTGGAGACTAGCTCCTTGCCGTAATTCGTGAATAGGATACCATGTTCCCAAACAAAAGATTCCACACACTGTCCACTATAGAACTTTGTACCATCCATTAACCAGCGTAATGCAGTTTTTTCATCACCAGCACCACTGGAGATATATTGGTCGAGAATAGACTTGAAGGTAACTACACACTTCTCTTCCCACTTGGCCTGTTCCTTTAAATCATACTCAACAATTGCAGAGTACTGGTCACACAAGTCTTCCAACTTGGCATTAGTCATCATTGCAAAATTCATAGAACGAGCAAAAGACTTAGAGTATGCATCAGCACACATCTCATATACAGTGGTTTCCAACATACCACGCTTATATGACTTGAGTGTTGTCCACCCATTACTTTCAAAGAAAGCAGGGTCAGTTGGAATGAATCCAGCGAAACGCCCCTCTTTGGCGTCAACCCATGCTTGGGTATCTGCGTTGCGTGATGTGATGTAATCAATAAGTTTTTGTTCCATAATATGTACTCTCTTGTTTCTTTATCTTATGTAACCATTATACCCTGTTATCACAACAAAGTCAAGTGTTTTGTTAGAACACTTTGTTATAAGTATATAACTAACCTTCGAACCTGTCGTGAATAGGGATAGCGCCGATAAACGCTTCTGGTTGTTCTAACATCTTACGAGCAGCCTCACCGAAGCGACTGTCTGAAGTTGAGGCGTAGTTTCCACCAAACATATGATGTCCCTTGAAGTTTTCTTCTGGAACAATCGACAGTACAGAACCGAACCCAAAATGACGAACTACCAATATAGCGGCAGGGTAATCATCAGAAGGATTGAAGGGGCCTGACACATTTGTCAAGCACAACCCTTTAATATCTTTAGAAGAAACTCCACCATTGGTGCAGTCTGTTCCACTTGAATCTTTGTAAACACTAACTAATAAACCCATAATATATTCTCCTAATTAATACAATTCAACGTCATATTTGTCAATCAAAATGGCTGCAACACGTTCACGATCTAACGAGTCTCCATCACCCCAAGTCATTTCATCATACGTTCCAGTGATACGCAT